ACAAGATTTGTCTTGATCGAGCTCGACAACGCATAGAAGTATGTGGTCCCCATTGGCGTAAGAGCCTTGTTAATGGCGACGATCTCTTTTTTTCTGGAACAGACCGGCTGTTCAACGCTTGGCTTGAGGAAACAAAGAAGATTGGTTTTGTGGTTAATCGTTCGAAGACCATGAGCTCCAACCGTTACGGCGACTTGAATTCAACTCTTTTCGATTTCAAGCGTAACTGCGTTGTCTCACGGTACGACTTCGGTTTTCTTGGAACTAACCTTTGGAAACTTCCGAACGGCTCAGTAGTAGACGGTGTGTTCAACCTCGTCTCCAAGTTGCATTTCGCGACAGCAGCTTGGTTCTTGAATACCTACGATGTTCGGAGCATCTTTACCCGAATCCGCCCCTGTCTCTCCCTTATCCCTCGACGTTGGTGGCAATTCCTTGTCAAGAAACGCTGGTTTAGGACGGCGATGTCCTTACCAGAACCTCAGGTCTTTAGTAAAGGAATTGCGAGGAAATTACCCTTCGTCTTGGGACCACCTTTGCGCGACTCTACCCCAAAATTAGAAAAACAAATAAAAATGGCAGAGCGTGCTTGTACTCGCGTTATCGTACGCGGGTGGTGGGGTGTGTGGTGTCAGCAGGATTCCACTGGCCTTATGCAAACCGTGTCCCCTCTTAAAGAGGTCGTTAAAAACAGAGCTGTCAAAAACAGCGATGCTATGAACGTCCGACTTTCGAGAGGATCCCCGGTATGGCGCCGGATGTGGTTGTCACCAGTTTTGGAGGCTCTACAAAATAGAGATCCATCACTGTTCGAGACAACAAATCCGGAGTGGATTTCTGACCAGCCTGGTCTGGAAACACACACCCCCATTATCCGCAGCCCTATACGCCCTTACTCCTTCGGCCCTGTAGGTGAGTTCGTACCCCTTGTCAAAGACGGGGTAGCTTACCTATCGCCTCAGGATTAGACGTGCGTCAGTGACGCGCCATGGAGGATTGCACTCTGAGGTGGCAATCTCCTTTGAACGAACGTGAGCTTCGAGGACCAGCTCTGGATTATGTGACGGATTAGGAAATGGTTTCATTGGTTGGCGAAACCTTAGCCCTGTGGGAGATGCGGTAGGAAGGGAGTTGGCCATCACTAGGCCCGAGTTGAAAGAAATTGATTGAAGACTTAGCGCCCCGCAAGGGGAATCGCGGCGCTCACCCCGCAAGGGGAGGTGAACCACTTCAATAAGACTGACAACCGGAAACCGGCGCTTTGGTCAGGCAAGAGACACACGTGCGCGTCCCTGTCTGCTTCCTAACGAAACATCGAACTATGAAGGGTATGGTTAAAGAGAGG